CCAACAGTTGTTCCTGATGCACAAGTAGGTAGTATAGGACTATTTGTTGGCGTAGGTGTTGGAGTTGGAGTATTAGTTGGTGTATTTGTTGGCGTAGGTGTTGGAGTTGTCGGTATATTTTCTTGTTGCGTACATATGCAACCTGAGTCCATATCAATAACTTGATAGTCAAAACAGGTCCCGACAATATATGATTCTATATCGAATTGATAAGGGAAATCGTTATACGATAGGCCTGTATTAACTGTTATATAATTTTCATTAGCACACTCTTTTACCCTAATCGTATAATTACCTGGATTTGGGTCTAAGGTTCCTAATGTTATGTTTACTACTTGACTCATTTTTTATTTTTTATTTAACACACAGAAGACGAACATGATGATTGTAATGTTTGTGTATAAGTATATCCATTATATCCACCTAAGTTTGTAGCACTTCCTGCACTACTCAATATTGTATAACAATTAGTGGCACCGAAACTTCCGAATCCATTATTTATAATCCATGATTGTAGTCCTGTATCATGCCACACGGTACCCGGTATCATTTGTGGTGTGGGTAAGACTGTGACAATAATATGTACATTAGTACCCCATCCGCATGGTCTAACAATAAATGAACATCTAGAACATCTATTTATACACCCAACAGCGTTAGGATTCATTCCTGTTAAGAAATCATTATTGTTATCAATAATACCTCCTGAATATTCTTGAATCGACATACATTTATCAGTCTGATTTGGGTATGGTTGTACTATCGTATTATAAAACGTAAAACCTATATCATATATTTGTGGTATTTGTACAGAGAAAGACGGGTAATAACTTGCAATACTAGCTTCGTTATCACAACAAGAAACAAGGTCATACCTACAACCTAAACTCGCGTTAGACACCGCATTAGAACAGCTAGTATATGTTCCCGTAGCATTAGGATATTGTGTCCCTGTTGTCGTAATCGAACCCGTAATCTGATAAGCGTTGCCATCAATAACCACATAATCGTTAACGTTAGCACCTAATGTGTTTAATAACCCTACAGGTCCTGTAATAGGTGTGTCTGTTGAGTCACAACATAATGTCACTTCACTAAAGTATGTGTATTCGTCACAAGGTGTTGATGAGCCAAAATCAAATTGTATATCTCCGACATCAAATGATGGTATATTAGTTCTACTTAACACTACAGAGTTTACATTTATACAATCAGTAATAGTCACATTACCACCACCCGGTATTGAAATACTATCTTGGTTACCAGAACCTGAATCTCCACACAATAAATATTCTAAAGTTACTGGTGATGAACTAAAGTTTTCTACACCGATATTTGACAAGCAGTGACAGTTTGTACTGCTACAGTTAGTAACGACTTCTGAACCTGTGGCCCAATCAGTACCCTGTAATTGGTTCTGTGCAGTTTTTATTGATGTAGTTTCTCCAACTATTGTGAAACATATACCACTAAACCCATCTTCTAAAATTATGTCATCTTGTACTGTACCTAAATAACCCGTACCACCAAGTAATTGTGGTGCGTTTATTGTATCCGTAATTTGTACAACACCTCCACCTATAGAACTACCTGAAACATAATCACACGCCATCAATACTAACGCATCTAATTTACCTCCATTAAGTGGTGTGACGTCACCATAATAATTGTCACAACTTCTAAGTACAACATAAGCACCTCCACATTTAGCACCAATACCCATGTCACAACATCCATTATGAGTACTAGAATATGATTTAATCGGTAGTGTTTCGTCGTATGTAGAATCATACGTATAACAATCATCAAACTGGACATTTTGACTTGTAATATTAGTTACCGTATGTGTGAATTGTAAATGCTCATATAAACCACCAACAGGATTAGTCGTGTTTAACAACGTATTATACCTTACAGGTGCCGCCATTAAGTCTCCGGCACCATATTGGTCTTCAAAACACGCAACATAAGTGTAGACACACCAGTATTGTTGAGGTTGACTTGAGAGACAAGTTTCGCAATCACCATATGACACCTGTGAAGATGGTGTATTTAGAGATGTTCCAGGAATTCCTCCTCCTATCGTGTAACATACGTTATCTAAAGAAATAAAGTCACCCGTAGTAACACCTAAACTATCTAATATATTTGCGTTATCGAGAATAGTTACACTAGAATGATAATTATCACAACAAGGCGTTAAAGAAAATCTAGAATAAGATTGTGGTGGTGTGTTTGAAGGTGTTGTTGTTAATGTTGGTGTTGGCGATAGTGTTGGTGTTTGTGTTAATGTTGGTGTGGCTGTTGGTGTTTCTGATGGACAAGTTATCGTATTACAGTAATCAGGTGTTAATTCGGAAGCATCAACAATCACAGTACCAGGTGCACCATTATTATTAATAAATATATCAATACCATTATAATTCATACCATAATAATTACTAACTGTACCTCCCGAAACACCAAGATTACCAGTAAATGGTATGGTATCACTATCACAACAATTACCAGGTCTCCACCATACTACATTATCAGGTTGTGTTGAAGTAACAGATGGCGTATTCGTGTTACTTGGTGTATTAGTTACTGATGGTGTCACACTTATTGTTGGTGTTACGGTAGGTGTTACTGACTGAGATAGTCCATAAGTCGGAGTATTAGTAACTGATGGGGTATTTGTATTGCTTGGTGTATTAGTATTAGATGGAGTTGTCGTTAATGATGGTGTCACACTTATTGTTGGTGTTACGGTAGGTGTTACTGACTGAGATAGTCCATAAGTCGGAGTATTAGTAACTGATGGGGTATTTGTATTGCTTGGTGTTGTGGTTAATGTCGGTGTTGGTGTATCTGACAACGCAATAGTTTGACTTGGCGTTGTAGTTAGTGTAGGTGTTGCAGTAGTTGTCGGTGTAGGTGTGTTGCTAACCTCACCAAATGTTAAAGTACAGTCTAAATCACACGGTACACATAAACTACATTTATTATAAAATAAATTATTAGGTATTGATGATAAATCTGTAGGTATTTCGTAAGCAGTTATTGGTGGACTGTTTAATTGGTAACAAACTCCATAATATAAAACTACCGAATTAGGAGGACTGTATGATGTAGGTGTGTAAATAAATTCTGTATTTGTGTCACAATCCGACCATCTATAACAACTTTGTGGTGTTTCTGCGGTTAATTCATCTACCTCAACTGATTTTTCAATACATTCTTCACAATTAAGATATTCAATAAATGTACATTCTTCACCATTAAATTCTTCTAAAATTTCATCATTATTATCTATTACATTATAACACCCACTAATTATACCATCACAACTCACATTCCATACCTCACCAACGTCTAAAGGTGTTTCACCATTAAATATAACCCTATATTTTATGGTGTCGTCACAACTTTGTAATATATATTTTATTAAACTCATCCCGTACAATTAATATTTATATTAACACCCGCATTTATTTGTATTGATTCGTTTGTAAAATCATTATTACATCCAATATTCGATATAGTAATTGTCGTATCATTTATCTCATACCCTAAACCATTTTGATATAAATTACTTAGTGAGTTTTCTACCGCTGTTAACCATTCGTTACTGCTTGGGTAGTCTCCTCCACCGTATCCTGTATAAAATAAGTCTTTCCTCAATAATGTGCCGCTGAGTCTTATATCCACATACCATAAACTTGTTAGTGTGTTAAGAACACAATCACTCACAGTATAACCTTCACCACCAACCGCACTGTTTATACTGTTTATCAATGTAGTTTGTGGGTTATTTAACCCAATATCACAAGTTATGGTCTGAGTAACACAATCAGCACCTAATAATTGCCCTGTGAAAGTACAAGGAATGCAAGGTATTGGTACAATTTCACAACCTCTCTGTCTTCTCCAAACAACTTTTTGTCTTTGTAAGACATTATTTTCCATTTTTTGACCTCCCGTCCATATAGTGGTGGCAGGTAACATTTGTTCTATTAGTTTCATCCAATAGTCACCAATACCATTTGTAAAATCAATCATTTTTTGGTAGGTATATTTGTTAGATGGTATACCTACCGCCTCTTCTGAGTTTAAATATTTCCAATATACAGACTGTAGTGTCGGGTATCCTCCTCCTTTACCATCTGTTATTGTTTGTCTATTTCTAACATTTATCATATTACGATAAAATGTCTGTGCAAACTCAAAAAATGTCTTTTCTCTCGGTTTAGGGTTAATTACTGTCCAATCAACACCTTTAGGGTATGGGTATGGTGTTGTTAAACCTGTAGAAGGGAAAGGATAATTGTATTTTTTTGACATATCCCATATATCGTATATAATACCCTGACCCATATTAAGACTTAGGTCTATATTTTTAGCGTTTAATACTAATTTTTCATTATCAACTACATAGTAAGAATTAAATTCTGCCTGCGTACTTCTCCTCAATCCTGTTTGACTGTCTGTCCATGATTTTTTATTATCAGGGACTCTATTTAACCCAAATCCCATGTCCATATATGGGAAATACCTAAATTTATCAAAATATTTTTCACCATATGTGAATTTTTCTAGTGTTGTTTGAACATTTGGATTTTGACCTGTAAATACTGAATTTGTAACGTCTAACTCTTCAGGTGTTCTATGTTGTGGTGTTTGTTCATACCATCCTGCACCTTTTTCGAAAAACATTTCTTCGGTTGATGCCATAGCTTTTGGATAACCTTGATTATCTACTGGGTAGTCTTCTCTTGATGCGTCCACATCAGTTATCGTTAATTCGGTAGTGAACCCAGTATATGTTACACCCTCAAAACTAAATGTAGTATTTGGGTCGAGTACCGGCGTTTCTGTTGTTTTTGTACCTCCCGTTATTGTCGCGTATTCCTCATTAAATCTTTCGATATTAATAGGTCCATCAGCTAAATAAATAGTTTCATTAAATTCTATTAATGCCTCAGGTGCACCTATCATCCTCATTAACGCCTCTATAGACCTTCTAGTACCTTTAGATTTAAATAAGTAGGCAGAATTTAATATTAGATTTCTATAGTATTGATAATCAACTTCTGTAGGTGTTTTTTCTCTCGATTGTCCAGAATATAAAGGATTACCTTGTGTTCCAAATATACTTTGTAAAAAGTTATCGCTAGTAATTAACGATATGTTAGTGTCCCAACCTAATGTTTGTGCTAAATTTTTTAATAACTGTGAAGGTATATCATTTTTAACTGTATAGTTAACTGAATTCATATACGATAACGCATCTATGAATTTTTTTGTTTCATCAAAACTTCTTCCGTAAAGTTGTAAAACTTTTTCTACATTTTGACTTTTAGTATCGAAATCTTTAAACGCCCCTGTAGTTAAAAATCTTGATATTAAATCTGTTCTAATATCATCTAAGTCTCCCGCAATAGCGTCTAATTTTTTCATATAAACATCAAACTTAGATGTTCTAATATCTAAGTTCCAATAACTGTCAAGCGGCCACGTAACCTCTTCGTTTGCAGCATATAGCTTACCGTTGTCACTTTCTCTTATGACTTTAAATTTTGCAGTATATTTTGGTGAGACTAATCTATTTAATAAAAAGTCTTCTATTTCATCAAAATTGTCTTTGAATTCTTTTTCGGTTTCAAATTTATTAGGTTTTAATAAGATAGATTTTGTAGATTGAGATTCACCATTAAATGGATTACCTTCTACCGATATAGTTACGGTACCCGCAGATAACCTAGGTGATGCATCAAAATCAACAAATTTGTACTCTGTTTTTAAATCTTGAAAAAATAAAGCATATTTAAGATAATTTCTAGTAAGATTTCTTAATGGACTTACTTCAAAAGGTCTAACTGAAATATTTCTATCCGCATTTTCAGAATAATCAATATCGAAGTTATTTTTAAACCTAGTAACATCAATATCGAAAGTAGTTACACCTTCTACATCGTCATAAATAATATTGTATGCTGTATATCCTGTATTTAAATTATAATCTGATTTATCTACTTGTAACGCCGCGGGGAAATAGTTTATTATCTTAATAATTGAGGTAGAAAACCTTTTCCTAAGTGACCCGTATAAAGCGAAATTAGTTACTTGACTAATGTCGTAATTTGGGAATACTCTCAAATTTTTAGCAACAACTAATTTAGATTCTTCTATAGAGTTAAAATCCAAGTCATTAAGTGATATTGGATTAGAGAATACCCCCGTTTCGAAGTTTCTATTAACTTTTTCTACAACCCCTCTTGAAAATTCAAAATTAGCTTGCGTAAGACCTCCACCGTCTACTAATTGAAAACCAACCAGTTCGTCGGAAAACGTTCCCCTCGCATTAGGAGGTGAAGGTGGATATCTATACTTATTATCGGCCATTACTGAGTGATGTTTGTGAAGTTTTTACTAAAGTCTATGTTAGTTCCTCTATCTTGTTTGACCTCATACAACAAGTTGTTAAACTCATCACGAATTTCAAACAAGTTGTATTGTTTGTATATATTCAAGTCATTATCATATAATGTGTATATACCATCTTCAATCGACTTAGTCTGATTACCGTACAACGCAATCGCCAATGTTTCAACGTCATGTTGAGCCATTTCAATCTCAACCGTTATAGGATTAAAAAATGTATTTGTAATTATAATATTCTGATTTGGCTGACCTATAAATGGTGTTGCACTTGGTTTGTTTGATGGTGCGCTCGATGGTGAAACAGTGCAAAATAGTAGGTCACTTCCACTATCGACGTATCTGTATCTAATAGATTTTTGTGAAGAGTTGGTTAAGTTTGTAACCACGGGTTCACAATAGAACGATGAGGTAATAATCCTGTAGAAGTTAGTAATCTTAGTTCCGTCATCGTTTAAATACTCTACTCTATGACCGACTAAACCTTGATTAATAAATCTATTTCTAAACTGTGCCGGTACACTATTTAAATCAATTATAATACCTTTTACGTTAGGTAAAGCTGAAAGGACTCCACAATCTGTAATGGTAGTTCTGATTTCAACAGGTCTTATGTATAATGTATATATACCCAATTGATTGAACTCGTCAGCAGGTAATTTTAAGTTATATAACCCACCAAGAATCTCGACATCCGCATTACCTCCTGTATCCGCGTTGTGAAAATACGGAGTTAACACTTCTGTGGCATCCAATGTTTTTAATGTAAAATCATTTGTAACATCTCTTGATGGAGTGTAGTTTAATATGATTTCTACGTCCTCAGGGGACATATCCGCTGGTCTTGTTGTTCCGTATGTTCCTAACGCCATTTTATTGTTCTTCTTTTATTTTAAAGAAACCGTATCCGTAAGATACTAAGTCTCCTATGTTATCCACTTCACCGAGTCTCTGTATTCCTTCAAACGCAGAGTTTTTACCTCTATCAATAAATATTTGTGATTGTATTTCTGGAGAGGAAACTACACCAAATAATACTTCTTCTTTTGTAATAGGTTCGGCAACCAACATTTCTTCGGTTAATCCATTACTTTCCATAAAGAAAATAGTTTTACCATTTGGGTAATCGTAGTATTCTACATTTTGTATTGTGTACGCAGTGTAAGCGTCTGTTATTTCTGTTACTCTTCCGTAGTTTTCATTTTTTCTTTTTACAACAACCGATGTATTGTACTTGGTAGGTCCGTATAATTTTAAATTAGTTAATTTAGAAGAAGTGTATCCGCTTATTGTAAATGTTTGATTGGATACTTGTGAAGAAACTGTATTTTCTGAGTCACCAGTAAAAATAAAATTATAACTTATAGGTATGTTAGCCCAACTACCTCCTTGAGGTGTGAACGTTATATTACCTAACGGATTATTAATTGTGATAGGTGTATTTGGGATATCAATAGGTTTTTCAATATCTGTAATTCCCCACGGATTTTTTTGAGTTAATTTTATTACATATCTATCGGCGGTAGGAGGATAAGTATGTTCTTTGTAATTAGGAAATTTTTCTGTAAATGGCTCCACAGTACCATCACCCCAATCAATAGTGTAATTAGATAACTTCAAAAACTTTTTAAATTCATCCGATGTATTGTATAAATAAATTTTATATTGATTTGTCGGGTCACCACTTATAGTAAAATTAGTTACGACATCTTTCTGTAATATAAACCCATCAAAAGGCGAGTAAAACCCCATATCGTCAAATGTCTCCGTAAATAATAAGGGTATAGACATATCCGTTAATATTTCAGAAGACAAAACACTAGACATGCCTGAATAATACCCAAAGGTTATACCGCTAAGTGTTTTTTCAGCAATATCACCTTTAATAGTTTCAGGAGAAATCTTTATATAATAATTTTGTTGGTTCACGATGGGTTTACATATTCATACCAATTTATCGGATTTCCGACACCTAACCTTACATCGGTTTCAGTGTCTTTTATCTCATATTCATAATTATCAATATCTAACTGAACTTTATAATAAAACTTTTTACTTTTTTCAAAAGTAAATTTTTCAGATAGTACTGATTGTGGTGAGTTCATCATTCTTATAAATTGCCCTGTTTTTGCGTTAAAAAACTTTGCACTCATATATAGTGTATCAATATTCACATAAGTGGGATTTTTTAACCAATAAATAAAATAACCCTCTTTATCACCGATATAATCTAATACAAAATTTGGTAACTTTATATCTACGTTTGGTGGTGCAATATCTAAAACCGGTGTCGCTCCTGTTCCTATACCTTGTGGGTTTGGGTTTACGTCTCCACCCTCACCCGGCGGGTCAGGTTCTATAGGTGTCGTACCATCATCGCTCGTAGGGAATAATGGTCCACCACCACCTCCACTGTCACCAAAACCATCAGGACCTGGCACTAACTTATCAATTATTAGTCCCTTATATGTTTTTTGATTTGTTTCTTCCGCCTTTCTTTTTTGGATACTTAATTCATACTCTAACTGTGCTTTATAAGCCCTATTTTCAGGGTTCATTTTTTGTTTATTTTTTGTTAAAGTTTGATTTTTTGTCAATATCTCATTCAAAGTATCTTCATATACTTTTGCCGCGGCTGAAACTGTAGTTGAATTTCTACCACCTCCACCCACAGGTGTGTCGGGTAAAACCACAGGTATTGTGGGTCCACTCACCGAACTTGAGGTTCCTGTGAATGGTGTTGTACTCGATAATTTTACTTTACCTTGTTGTGTAGGTATTATTATTGTTAAATAAATTTGTTGCGTTTCTGAGTCTGTAGTATCGTATAGGTCTAATTTAAAGAAACTCCTCTTAAATGAATTAGCAGTATAGTATATCTCAGCCTCATTAAAACTAGTACCTGTGAAATTAGGGTTTTCGGTAAAATCATAATCACTAACCCATAAGTCAGTGTCTGAAGATGTGGTAGAACTTACACCAACACTTCTATCAAAAAACATAAACTTATATTCAACACTTGTTTTTGTTTCTCCTTGATAAACCCAATCTTTATGTGCATATCGAGTAACTTCAAAATCTTCAATAGGGTTTATAACCTCTTCTGTGACTACTTCTTCATACTTATCTAATAAATCATCTCTACCAAATAAATCTGTTTTTATTTGTATAGGAATGTTAAGATATATATCTTTACTATTAAGATTAAATTTATACTTATTCACAATCGTCAGTTATTGGTGCAAAAATTATGTCATTATATAAGTTAATATTTCGTTTCATCGGTGTTAATAAAAACATAACTTTTTTAAATGGATAATGACACCCATTTAAAAAAGGAATATTTAACCCGTTACCATTAGTATCTATATAACCATAATTATATAAATCTCTCCACCTCCACTGATTATCGTATTTAGAAAAGAACGCATAATCAGGAACTAAATCTACTTTGTCTTTATCTCCCGTTTCTATATAATCAGAATAAACCCTAATAGGTACACTGTAATGAGGTTCGTATGTATATCCATCAGGTAAATTATTATTACTTTCGTTATCAAAAATATTTGGGTTATAAGATATTTTGTGATTAATCTTACTTAATACTGCCTCTTGTTGTTCATAATTATTATATTCACAAACCGCCCCCATAATTTCATGACCTACAGGTAAAGTTTTATTATAATAAAAATTTAATCCGTCTTTTTGATAACTACCGTTTGGTATATCATCTCTATTGAGTGTATTATTAATCGCCCACCAGTTATCTATTTCATTATCTTTAAAATTTAAATCCCATCCTACTTGTATACCTGTTTGGTTATTGGCGTAATATGGATTATTGAACCACCCCATATAACCTCTATTTACTATTGTCACAAATAACTCGGTAACTGGTCTGTCTAAGTTATCTCTTAAATTACTAATATCTATATCCTTATCAAATGAAAATCCTACAGTAAGGGAACCATCTTTTATTGATGTCCTTTGTATGTTATTCGGTGTAAGTGCCGAATATTCCAATTGTTTTTTAATCGGGAACGGATTTCTTTCAAACCCCATCTTAGTTATGTCCGCAAAACTATTTTTAGTTAAAATCTTATGTTTTCTAACATAATATTCAGAAGTGGTTTCTAATTTATTATTTATATCGGCAACCCTTTTAAAATTTCCAACTGCATAATTCCCAAACAAAGGGTCATCAAATCCATAGTCAAAAATAGAAAAAACAGTATCTTCATTACCATATGAACTATCGCCTAAACTATATACCTCAAAGTATTGTTTACCGTCTATAACATTTTTCGTATAAATCCAATCACCCACAGAAAGATTATGTTTGAACCCACAATAGAAAGTTATTAAGTTTTTACCTTTATTTGGTTTATTCAGAATATAATAAGGTACTCCGTCCGTAACTATAAAACTATTCACGGATGTTCCGCTTTCATAGTTTACACTTTGTGTTAGATATTGGTCTGTTTTTTTACCTGACGCATATGAAACATATACCGACCAATTATATGTTGTGGCACTTTTATTAACAAAAGGTATATGTCCCTCAATACCTCTTGTTCGATAAAAAGTAAATTCATCGTATTGTGGATACCCCTTCCAAGGTGCATTATTTTCAACAGAGTTTAATGTATCAATATAAAATAACGAATTTAAAAATGGTTCATAAGTTGTTTGACCACTAATAGTATTATTAAATATATTAGTTATCTTACCAGCAATTCTAAAAGTGGAAGATGATTGTCTCTCTTTATCAAACCTTTCTTCTAAATTTACAATTATAGACCTATCACCTTCTATTATATTTTTTTTAGAATTCTCTAAATTTACATTAACAGATACATCATTATTAGAGGCGCCCGCGAATCGGTCTTCACCTCTAATTATTCTAATTTCTGACGATTTTTTATTAGTCATTATAAATTAAAAATATATTTCTTTATGTATCTATTTATCACAGATTTGCCTCTTTTTAAACCAAAATAAAAATAGAACGGAGAACCAACCCTAAAGTTATTACTATTCTCATTATTAGCAGGGAAATAATCATATTCAGGGTCTGTAGCACTTCTGTTAAATATATGACCTTTACCGTAACCATAATTAGGTTTCATATAAGGTTGATTAGACTCAAAGAAATCGTCTCCTTGATACTTTGATGAGAATATATACTCTGTTTGCCAATTATTATATTCAGTACCAAATAATCCGTTACTATTCATATACCACATATAATATGGTACTATTTGTGTTTTTTCATATCCGAAATAATTTGTAGGACCTTCAGGGTTTGTACCAAACGTAGTCGTACCATTAGTCAATACTCTTCTGTCTATAGTATTTGAACTGAACCATATACCAAATCTATCATCTGCAACCGTAATCGCATCGTCACAATAGTTTCCATCTAAAAATGGTACTACACCATATTCCGAATTAATTGCAATCATCTGAGCGAAATCTCCATCAACCCTTGCATCAAAGAATCGACTTAAAGCCGTACCCAACTCTCTTGAGAATAGTTGTCCTATTGATGCATCACCAGTATTACTAAATTGTTCTAAGAAACTTGTATTTGCCAATCTAGATAATAAAAATAAGTTTACCACATCTGTTGGGTTTTGGTAGGACGTAGACGTTATCGTGTCAATTATATACCCTTCAAAGTCAGGTGAGAAAGCAATTTCTTTAGTGAACTCATCTCTCGGTCCCAATTCCATAATAGTTGTTGGGAACCATATATTCTTTAAGTTTTGACCGTAGTAGTAATCTCTACTAGGTACCTGACCAACAAACTGATTGGTATTATCATCAAATGGTGTTGACCTATAATAGAAAGAGTTTGTGTCAGTATTAAAATATATAGGACCCTGTCTTCTTAATGCAGCAAATGGTTGTTGGGGGTCACCACAATACCTATATCTCTTAACTTCATTTTCACTTCCGTATAACGTTTGTTTTTGGAAAGTTGGCATATATAATGTTCCATTTAACCAATTGTTTTGGAACGATTCTCCTATAACACCCTGACAAACAGCAAACATAAATCTCATTCTTGTACGATATTCAAATAACATTTCAATATCTGCCCTTAGAGACCTAACAGGTTTTTTTATTACAAAGGCATAACATCCATTTTTTAGTCTTTGGTCTCCCTGTATATTAAATTCTAAGTCTAATGGTATGTCACAGGGTTGTTCTATACCAAAGTTTTCTCCGTCACCACTATAACATCCTAAAGGTACCATACCATCACAATTAAATGAAGACAACAATAAAGATGTTTCACAATTAGTGTCTTCAATCATATCTTCATAAGTACCACTCGCATCTGTTGGTACTATTGAACCCGCAATATCGGTTACTGTACCGTCGTCTTCAACGAGATATAATTGTTGTTTTAAATTTAAATGTAATGCGTATCTTCTATAACCTTTGGCCTTTGCACTTACAGCAAATCCAAAATCAGGTTCGTCAAATTTATCTGATGAAGGTATCCTATCAGACCTGAATATTATTTTTTCACTATTTTTCATTATTGTATAAGGTACCCCATTACTACTATCTCTATCATCATAATTATTTGGTAAATAAAGAGGTGAGACAGTTATAACATCAGTGTTACCATTAGACCTTAACATTCTTTTTTCTGAGTTCCGATATGCATATTGATATCCAACACCTTCTATGTATCTTTGGAATGTGTAATTTACTCCTTGCCTTGGCCACCTATTACTACTAGCATCAGCGCTTACCCATGTGTCAGAACTTCTACCATTAGGGCAGTGAACACCTCCTGCGTTTCCTATATTACCCATCCAAGTTGTAAATGTAGTATCATCCTCATCCATTTCCCTGAACTGTCTATCTATTGATACGTATTTGTTAGGACAGTAGGTATTAAATTCTTGCCATACTGAGCTATCTGGTCTAAATAAATATGGTTTATGCCATAGTTTACTATTAAAACCATAACCAACTATACTATTATTTGAACCGTACCAATTTCCGTTATTATCGCAATTATGAAAATATAATAGTTTTCTTTTTGTGTTATCTTCCTGCCATATTCTATAATGTGCGGTAGCACTTTCTTTCGCAGTTCTCCAAGAAGCTGATGCATTTTCATTATTATTTTGTATAGGTATATTCATAAAGAAATCACCCGTAACTGTTTTATATCCATTAAATTGTGTTCTATTATCTAAACTTTTACCTAATAGTTTAGATATATCGTAAGTAATTCTTTGCCTTGGCATATGCGGGTCAACACCTCTAACTGCAACAACTATTTTTATTTTACTAAATTCACTGTTATTTATACCGCCCTTCCAATAATTCGAACCATCTGCGGGTGTTCCACCGTTATTACCCGGTACTCTTACCCTATCACCATATTTTTTATCTTCCCAATCTCCAAAATAACCATAGTAATCTAAAACATATCTCCATAGTGCACCTGTTATAACATTTACAGAGCCATCATGCTCATAATCCGTTATTTTTCTTACCTGTGCAGTATAAACAGGATTAACCTGTGTCGTATGCGTCCATATTTCATCTGGAGTTAATGTGGTTATACATTGGAAATACTCGACTCCGGTCTTAAATTTCATTTCCATCGTTGTCGCTGTGTTATATAACCATATTGATGATGTTTGTTCTGTTCCATTCTCATTCATCCATTTTACCTCACTTTGGATGTATTGCGTATTACTGGCTCCAATATTACCGTTAATATCATAGCATGTTCCAGTAATCCCTGTACCATCAAATTGATTTCCATCTGGAAAGGCGACATAGTTTGGGTCGTTTATGGAAGATGGATTATTGAAAAAGAAAAGTTGCCCTTGTTCCATATCTTCACCTGAATCTAAAACCATAATAAATGCATTATCATACCATGATGTTTCAGGTGCGTTAAAACCTAATTGATTATTCTTTAATGTGGTTTTAATTTTTGTCGTTGTTCTTGCATTAATATCTAAATTATCTAAGGTTGGTATATATGGTATCGTATAATTACCTGTAACTGTTTTGTCAACACCTGACTGTGGGTTTGTAATTATGTTTGTATCACCAAAAAACATGGCTCTTCTATTTAAAAGATTTAGCGCTTGTCCCCACGTTGGTTCAGGATTTATCATCCATTTTACTTTACGCTCTTGACCTACATCCTCTTTTGGTAAAGCCGGCCACACGGGTGACTTATACCACTGTACTTGGTCTCTTCGATTAAATAGTCGTCCTATCCCTTTCCAATTACAGTCGTCCATTTCTACACCAACATCTTTTAATAAATTAGTATAATATCCATTTTTATGGTATTGGTCTAAACCTGACCTAATTATTTGTGCTTGTATTATTCTAGCGTCAACACTAGCAATATAACCTACCGATGAACAGCTATCACCAACTTTATTAGCCGGCATAACACTACTGTATAATACTTTATACGACGCATCAATGATTGGACCAAAATTTTCTTCATCTGCATATGATTCTAACTGAGACGCAGTATCACTATCATCGGTTTCAGGTACCCCTGAGTCACATGCACATGCTTCACAGTCAGGATAACTTAACATCGGTAATGTTATATTACTAAATGGGCTATCTTTTGGTGGTGGTGTTACTTCTTTTTTAACGCAGTCATCTTTTGTTTTTTTACTAAAAGGTAATAGTGTTAGGAATACACAAAACGCATATAAGACAAAATTAATTATAGCACGTACTACTATTATTATCGCTCTAACTAATGGCCATATTAATGTTATAACATGGGCCACCACTAATAGTGATATTAGTGGTAGTGTGAGTATTGAAATCAGAAAATTAAATAGAAAGACTAAAATACTGCCGTTTCTCTGCGCGTCATTTACAGGTAATGGGTTATGTTCACTTTGACATGTCTTGTCATTTATTTCTTTTATACCTAAGTGTTTAATCCTATTTCTACCCCACTTAAATCTATCAATGTGAGATGCAACAGTATAAACTTTATTATAATTAAACTGATAAAAACTATCTTCACAATTTATAGCGGCAATCTTATCATAATAATCATCCCAATTTAATGAAAATGCGTACGATTTGTTTCTTTCTTCGTCGGTTGGAATTAGGGTTTCAAGGTATGCCCTTCTTTCTGCTTGGTTTTCGGGTATATCTTCTATTGTTGTTCCTGTCCACCCATGTTCACGTATATTAGGTATTAAATAGTCAGCCCTTATAATATCGTTTTTTAAACCATTTTCATTTTGATATTTAATTCTAAATCTATACTTACCTTTTGTCGGTATACCAACCGTAGGGTCTAATGAAATTACCTGCTCACCAAATTCGTTAGTTGTTAAATAATCTAGGTTCATAGGTAGGTCAACCATCCATGTACCATTATCATCTATAATATTACCACCATCTTCTAAGAAGTATTGTTCAAGTATAGGTTGACCCTCACTATCAACATCTATTGTTTGTCTTATTGATAGTATTTGTCCGGGACCCGCAACAACGTCACAAAGTTTACCTAAATCATTTTTTGGTTTACAATTACCCTTTAGGAAATCATCTTCTGTACTAGTAAATAACGACCCCATAAAAACCGCTTGTGGTGATATTTCAATACCTAAATCTCTTAGGTCAAAATCTGAACGAGTAATACCTATATCACATAATTCATTATCCCCCCAAAATGGTGTTACTTCAACTTCAACAACGCTATTAACGATTTGTGGTAAACTATCTAAATCTTGTGAAGCTTTAAAATTTTGCCCATTAAATTGTGATGGCACTCCCATACCCATCCTTATTAGGTCTGCGGGTCTTAAAGAAAATTGACCCATATTAGATAGGTCTAAATCCATCACTAATTTGTGTTGCCCTAATGGGACACCCACAATCATAAAATCACCAGATTCGTTAGTTTTTACGGTATATTTATAATACTTTTCATAAACCTGTAATACTTCTTTTCTTGTTAAAACATCTTCCCTATCAGGAAACGTACCTGTGGGTGTGTGTCCTCCATATTCTTTTTTATATGGTAATAAATTATACCTATACCCATCATCATTTTTTGTCTTTAAATTTTTATATGGGTAAAGTGTAGATATTATAGGGTTATTTTCATCTACATTATCTAATGGCACAAACACAGATATAGTCGCGTTTGGAATACCGAAACCTCCGTTAGCGATTACTCTACCAACGATGATACCGTAATCGGCGCAGAATCTTTCATATAAGTCTTCTTGTCTTAATTTTAAAGATAAGATTTCTAAAAAGTCAAAATCTTGCTCTATATTTATTCTGACTTCTTTATCGACCCCAATTTCAGTTTTTATTCTATATGACTTTGGCATACATTTTCTTTTAAGATAAATAGTTATTTATCTTAATTTTAGAACTAAAAACAAAAAAGTATACTAAAACTGAATTTACGAGAATTCAACGTTTTTAAGTTGTTTTATTCTAACTTTTATATCTTTTTCAGGAAATCTAACTTGGTAGATTTGATTCGGTTGTGCAAAAATAGTATCATCTATCAATTCAATCTGTTTTGTTTGTAAGTCAGAATATCTTTGTGAGGTTTCAGATGATGAATATTGACCTCCTGTTTTATTAAATACTTTTATATCCGCTAATGTACTAACTCCTGGTATGTCTTGTATTAATCTACGGATATCTGATATATTAACATTTTTACCTAATAAATTAGTTCTTGGTGACATATATGAATTAACACTATTAACAATATTTGTTATTACTTGACCCTGATTTTCTGTCGATTCCATAGCCACTGAAAATTCAAACTCTAAATCTATTACTTGTGCACTCCTTACTGAGATATAGTCGTTTATCATTCTGTAATTAGATAAGTAATTAGCAACGTTTTCTTTTAAGGTGTTTGAAACATTGCCCGTTAACTTTCCGTTGTTATCATAGGATAGTATTTCTATTTTTATTTTATTATCTTCTTCTGTAATTGACGCTTTAGCGGGTGCACCGAATCTACTCGGCATAGTTCTTATTAAAGAATTATAATCATTAATTGTTACCGCCCTTTTTTGTGCTGCGAAGTTATATGTTACCATGTTTCTAACTTCTTCGGTGGTTGGTAAGTCTCCTCCACCAATAGCTGCGGTAACATTATTACATCTTAAACTTTTCTTTACGTTTTGGTTTATGTTTTCTGACGGTCCATTTAACGAAAAATTTATGGTACCTATCTGATTAATTGTATTAACACCTATATTAGATACCGAACCTCCACCTATTCTATATTTTACAAAAAGTGTAGTATTGGCTTTAACCGTTTTACCTAATGCAATATTATTTTGATAGTCTTCTAATCTTAATGGTATTCCTGTTCTTGTAAATTGTGCTAGTTGTTCGTCCGCAGTTACTGTGGCCGCCCCAAATTGTATCCTACAATATCCTTCGGGTGTGTATTCAGATATAAATCTATTTTCAGTTTCAATATATCTACCAACCTTAATACCTGGTTTATCAGACGCTTTTGTAGGGTCTTCAACAAAAATTGTATTTTCTGCCAAAGCGTCTACCTCATACCATTTGTCGGCCGCGGTTAGAAATTCATCATACGTAGGTGGACTTGAGTATGTTGTACCGTCTTTTTGTATTATCGAGGTAATACTAATTACATTCTTTTCAGGTAAGAAAAACTCGTAGAACGGTTTAACATCATTAGCGTTGATAACTTTTTTAAATATTTTGCTCGTCCCATTAATCACAACCTCTCTTTTAGTTATAGTATAATTTACTATTCTATTATTAGAGTCAAAATTAGGTATTTTAGTTCTGTTTGGATAACCTTTACTGTTGTATTGTGTACTAAAATCTATATCATCTACATTTTCAAAAATCTGTCCAGCACCTATAAATTGTGAACCCGCTCTTATTACCCCTAAGTATCTACTATCTTCTTGGTCCCCATATGCCGGTACTGTAACTGAAACATCAAGTAAAGCAATTGAGGGTCTATTTCCAGGTATTTTTAATCCGTAGGTTCTTGCGATATTATATATAGAAGACTTTTGTTGTGCGTATAAAAGAACAGTTTCTTGTATACTTCTATCTATATGATAGTGTAAATTATCTCCTATCGCAGCGTTTAAATCCAAAAATACTGAGAATACCGAAGCGTCATTAAAGTTATCAATTAAGTCAGGATAATATTGTCTTGTAAAATTTATTAAGTCCTGTCTTAAACCTTCAAAATCTCTTTCCGTATATGATATTTTACGATTAGCCATCTAATTTAAATATTAATTATTATAAAGTCCTTACTTTCAAAAGTATCACTCTTTACTGAATAGTCTATTCTAACTTTAGCGGTATATTCATCAACACCTTCACCCGCAGTCCTAAAGATATCAAACATTTCATATGATGAATTTTGGTCTTCTATGTTTAAATCCCCAATAGGGCTTCTGTCATCTTCAGTATATGGTGTTATACTTATTTCATTTAATAAAAGATTCGGAATATATTTTTCAACCGCAGTTTTTATGTCTGATTTTATTGCGTCAAATGTTGGTCCGTCCATAGGTTCAAAAATAAATTCATATATTCTTGTACCAAAATCTGGCAAATAATACCTACTACCTTTTCTAGTTAAAATTAAATGTAATAAATCTGCCCTTACTTCCTCACCAACATCTTTTGTTAGTGATAAGTATTTACCTTCAATACTTTCTTTAAAAGGAAAATTAATACCATATGTTTTATTTATCGCCATACATATAAATATTCATTATAGTATTTTTATAAAAAAACCCGTCTTAGTTGACGGGTTTTAATTTTTATCCTTCACACGCTACGCATTGTAGGTCGTTTAAGTTTAGTTTTTTTCTCGCAAATGCTTGTGCGGAATTCATAGAGTGTTGGTAGTATAATGTTTTAACTCCTAACTTCCATGCATCTATTAGTAATTTATTCACATCTCTTGTCGGCATATCAGGAGAAATCATTAGGTTTAAAGATTGTGATTGGTCAATAAAATCTTGTCTTATCGCCGCTTGGTTAATGATTGAAGCCTGATTAATTTCAGCGAAAGTTCTAAATATGTTTTTCTGTTCATCACTTAAAAAATCTAAATGTTGTACTGAACCATCTTTTTTCTTAATACTATCCCACACTTCTTTAGTATCTCTATCCATTTCATTTAAAAGATTTTTAAGTATAGGATTCTTAATTGTTACTTTCATTTTAGCAACATCTTTAACATAACAATTAGACCAAATAGGTTCAATTGACTGTGATACCTGACCTAAAATAAATGCCGATGATGTTGTCGGTGCAATTGCATTTAATGTGACATTTCTTCTACCGTAACCCTCAAGGTATTCAGGCTCTCCAAAAATGGTTGCTAATTCTTCAGAAGCTTTAT